GCTAAAGGAATCTTGCCACCTCTAAGGTAGCCACCAATCGCCGCAATCATTAACCCGGAAGGGTTATAGAATCGGCGCGGAACATGGTTCATGTTCCGTGGAATGGCAATCACGTCGTCGAGGACACGTAGACTCGGGACGACAGCAGCGTAGTACTTGAACAGGAAAGAATTCCTGTCCTTCGTACCACGCCAGACTGACGTATAACCCGAGAGAACGGCCTCGATTGGGACGCGAATACCGGAGTCTGAGCCCTTCCAAGGAGGTATTGCCAATACCTTCACGGAGTCTCTTAGATATCCGATAGTTCGTCGGAGGGGAATCCCCCAACGCGCAGACCAATCATTAAGGAGGTTGATAGCTACATAGCGGGACTGTGGAGTCCGTAGGGTTTTAACATACACCCCGCGGATATCACGACCTTGAAAATAGTCGTGTCCACAACTCTCCCGGAATATCCCATACCGGTCGGTATAGGATTTCTCGCTGTTTACCCGAAACCCTAGGAGGTTCAGAAGACGACATAGCCTGTCCGCCATAAAAGACGGGCAAGTTATATCATCGCCGAAAACACCCCAGAGAGGCAGGACAGAGTCTGCTCTCCGAAGAGAGACACCGCTCTGTTTAGCTACAGCTCGAACGGCACACGCAAAAACTATGGTCTGCAACGGGAACGTGAAACCGTTTCCCATCGTAGATACCATATGTAAAAGAACTCGCTCTCCACGAACTTTGGTGATCGGACACCGGAACCGACAGAGGGTATCAAATACCCACTGCGGCAAAACCGTGTCCAACATCGCCAAAGACATGGAGTCAGAAGCACTTTCGAGGTCAATCGTTGCGATTGCCCCGTCAATACTTCCTAACCTAGCGAGATCAGCGTTCCTATCCGGTTGACAAGACAAATCAATCCCAAAATAAGATTGAAGTCTGTCTTCCAGAATTGCACCTAGCCCTAACTGAGCAAACATGTTCAGAGAGGGTTCAGTACAAATGGTTCGCAACGTGTCCCGATTCTTTGGAACGAAAGTAACAGAAGACTCACACGTGATCTTGGGCAGCCCAAACGTGGTAAGCCGAGCAAACTCGGCGTCACGCCAATTGGGATCTGCTGCACACCACGCCGCGTACGAATAGTACACGTCGAGCGACGTAGCAGTCAAATTGGACGAGAACAACTTCGTATAGAAGTCGACCCCGTTCGCTCCAAGGCTAGCCCCCGGACCACAACGCCCGCGGTTAAACACCGCAAGATCGTCAAGATCTAGGAGTTCGCCACTAGGATGGAAAAAATCATCTAGCTCCTGCTTAAGGAGGCCAAACAATTCTTCTTCCCAGCTAAACTGCAGGTTCAAGGACCATTCAGCGCACCCATTATTGATGCGTATGAATTTCTGGTAAGCAGCTTCCTCAGCACTGGCAGTAATCTCATCCCGAAATTTCTTCGGTAAGGACCTAACCAGGCTTTGGGCGGCTGCTACAGAAGGCCCTGCTTTAAGACATCCGAATTCACCCCACGAAGTTTCGTAAGATCCTTCGACATTGTGATCGGCACTTCCAGACCGCAACAAAGAGCTCGTAAGAGCTCGTCGTACGATAAGGAATGCATCTTCAACAACGCCTCCAGCATGAACTTCTTCTGAGTAGGATGAACGTAAAAGGATCGAATCGCCCGTTCGAGCTCCTTGATAAGGAGCTGAGCGAGCGCGACTTCCGCAAACGTCTCCATCTCGGGAGAATTGCTGTCCGGTAAGATCACCGGGAGATTGCTCTCCTGGAGATTGGTCACCAGGGTTGAGGGGGTCGAATTTGAAATGTTCATAAAGGTCCTCGAGTAAGTAAGAAGAAAGAGCTGTGATATTAACCACGGTTCACCTCCAAAAGGTCGACTAGCTACTGCTGGTCGACACCCAGGAACAAAGTTAGAAGCCCCACAATGAGGCTCGTAACTAGTTGAATCAACTTTCTCTTTTTAAAGGAGTCCATTGATCAACGTGTCCCCAAGTCCCGCAGACTGCTGACTCATACTTCCCAAAAGGAAGCTGAGGGCAGCACGAATATCCTCGGGTTCCGTAACGTCCGCGCCCGCCACGACACTGAAGTCGCAGCGAAGCACGCCCGTCTGCGGATTCTGTGAAACGCCAGGGGATTGCCCCTTACGAACCACAACCGAATAGACATTGCGCGGGGAATTTGGCATCGCACCAGTCACAGGGTTCGCGACCGGAGCAGAACGAATGTTCTGAGGCCGGCTGAACGTAATTGTGAAAGGGCGCGACGCCGCGTGCACATCGACACCAGTCTGAGTGCCACCGAGAGCGGTGACAGCATACTGTTTCGAGTAAGCATTCGGCGCCGTATCCGCAACCACCGTATAGGTAGGTGAGGTGAGACCGGTCTGGGCAGAGCCCGTCACCGGAGAAGTGAGAGAAATCGTCACGATACTATCCTTGGGTTAGACTACGTTCGCAAAGAAGCGAGCGCAGCGATATTTAACCACCTAGTGTTCGTCCCCGGAAGCTTGAAACTCGCATCGGCGAAAGAAACGCCTATCGAGTCCAAGCCAGAACGGGTGACGTACTTATAAGTGGCAGATGATCCAAAGCCGGTTGCATAACCGGTCCACATCGAACTACCATAGTTGGCTGTAACACGCTCTGAATTGAGTTCGGTAGCAACTTTTGCCTCCGAAACACCTCGTTGCGTGCGACAGCCCCATGATAGAAAGATACGACCGGTTGAAATGCCCTCAATCACCTTACCTACGTTGGTAAAGTAATCTACCAGAAAACTGTACGGAATAAGTTCCCAGATCGTAGGGAGCACGTTAGACCAAGAAAGGCCTAGCTGCTCCGGAAAACCTGGAGGACTATTTTCCGCACGGACGGCACCCTTATAGCGAACAGACAGCTCATTCTCAAGCCAGGACTTTTCGGTCCAGTTGAGAACACCGCCGATCACCGTAGGGGTATTCGATTTAGCAGTTACAGGACCTTTCCACTTTAAGGTGGCACTGCCGTGGATAACCTGACGATACGCAAAAGGATCTGCGCACGCCAGGCCAATCGCATCAGCAATGTCACCGACCAGAGGTTTGACCCCGTAACTGTATTCTAGCCAGGAATTCTGAACATACTTATTCCGACTAGCACCACGATGCAGACGTTTCAAGCCATGCTTTACGTCTGTATAATAATCGTTGATGCTATTTCGGAGAGCTTGCGCAGGACTCCTTATCTGGCGCACAGTCTCCGCCAATTCACCGAAGAACGTACCCGATTGGAACTGGGTACGCCGACTCCGATAATTAGAGACGAAAGACTGCCGAGCTTGGAGATCCACACTACCGTAATTATAGCCAGCAGGGTTATCGGGGGAAGCCCCGAAGCGATGCTGACTAACGTAATACCGAACAGGTACACCGCCATTCTTGTGCGGATCGAATGTTAAGCAAAACGCCTTGACAGGGACACTCAACTGATCCGGAGAAGTAACGGAGTAAGGCGTAGTGGCATTTCTGCCATTACGCACCTGCTGCCGCCACTGCGGATTAGACGAGGTAACCCTAGTCGTGGTGGTATTTGCGGTCACTCGATTATGCACACTAGCACCAGCAACGTTCCCAGACATAATGTAATTGTCTGTAGCGTAAGTAATGATGTTAGTTTTAGCAATGACGGGCATACCTGCTCCTAGTGTGGCACCCGTTAGGGTGAGAAGTGGCCAGCGATAGCTGCCCAGGCGAATGCCATGGCCCCCGAAAGGGG